CTGCTCGCGTCCGGTGTCCGATTCGGGCACCGCAACCGGCTTTAGAAACTCGCTCATGTCAAACTTGCCCTTAGCCATTGACCGCGCCTCCCTTGCTCAGATACTCCCGCGTAAAATCGCGATAAGCGAGCGTCGCCGCGTCTTTGGGCGCGTATCCTCTCAGTGTCTTACTCGCGTTGAGGTTGGACATGCTCGCCGGCACGGACGCCCGCAGCGGGATCGCCGCCTCAAACGCAGGGATGCCGCTCACGCGCAGCGCCTGCTCCGCGGCCTCCTGGATGCGCGTGCCGCGCCGCTTGGTGATCAGCGCGCCCGCGATGCGCAGCCGCGGGTTGACCGTGCGCATGTTGGCGACCTGACTGCGGATCTCGCCCGCGCCATGAAGCGAGAAGCCCTCCAGCTCGACGGGGATGATGATCTCGTCCGCAGCGCCCAGCGCCGCCACCGTGGCCGCGTTGTAGGCGGTCGGGCAGTCGATAAGGATGTAGTCTGCGCCCTCGTCCTCGGCCACCGCAAGGCAAAAATCGCGGATGCCGTTTTTCGCCAGCCGCTCGCCGGTCAGGGCGGCGATGTCTGCTTTCGGCAGCTCCGCGCTGGCCGGCACGATCTTCACGCCCTCGACGGGCGTCTCCTGGATGATCTCATCCCAGCAGCCCCACAAAGCGGCATCAATCAGCACCTCATAGGTCGTACCGCCGTGCATTGTGTCGGCTCTGAAAATATCGCTCAAATTGCACTGGCCGTCCGCGTCCATCACAATGACGCGCTTGCCCGCGGCCGCGAGCTCGGCGGCGAAGTTGATCGTCGTGACCGTCTTGCCCACGCCGCCCTTGTAGTTCATGATCGCAATCGTTTTCATTTCGTCCTCCTGTTATTTCGATTTGCGCAGCCGTTTCGCAGTCTCGTACTGATAGCTACCCAAATCTTCAAATTTCTTTTTCTCGTCCTTGATCTTCGCGTTTGTCGCGTCAAGGTTCGCCTTCCACGCGAGGTAATGCGGGCATTTGTCCTGACACGCCGGGTGCCGATCCTCGCACCTGTAGCACTTGCTGTTGACCTTCTTCCCCATGCGCGCCCCTCAAAACTTGAAGCACTCGCGCATCGTGTACCCGCAGACCTGAGCCTCCACCAGGAAAAAGTGATGTTCCTCGTTGATCCACACGATCTTGCCGCGTACCTTTTTCCGCTCTCTCGTGCTCTTGGGGTTCTCCTTGCCGTCCAGATTGCAGTACGCGCAGGGCGTCCAGGCGATCGGCTATCCAATATACGGCATGATGTCTCTCCTTTCTCTACCGGCGCTTTGCGCCGCTCATGCGCTCGTTGCGAGCATTCCGCTCGACGATTTTCTCATCTTCCTCGACCTCGCGCGCCGACGTCATTGTCATCGGCGTAAAGGTCTGCTTGTCGCCGTCGAACCACAGCAGCGTCCGCAGCAGCAGACCCTCTTTGTTCTTGACGATCCGCAGGAAGCGCGACGTTGCGGGGTTATAATCCCCGCCCTCGACAGGGCGGTAGATCATGAAGATCATGTCCGCGTCCTGCTCCAGCTGGCCGGACTCCTTGAGGTCGCTCATGCGCGGCTCGTTTTGCTGCGGCTTGCCCTTTTTGGGCGTCACAGCGCGATCCTCGCGCGTCAGCTGCGCCAGCTCGATCACGAGCTTTTTGCGGCTCTGGGCGAAAGCGTGCAGCTCGCGGGAGATCTCCGCCACCTGCTCGCTGCGCATGATGCGCGTCGAGCTTGGCCGGATCAGCTGCACGTAGTCGATGACGACCACGTCAAAATCATAGGCCTCGGCAGCGCTCGTGATGTCGCTGACGCTCCATCCGGCCGCCTCGATCAGCGTAAACTTGAGCGCGGACGCCGCGGCGCTCTTGGCCGCGAACCGCTCCCAGTCCTTGTCGGTCAGCTCGCGCCGCTTGATGGCCGTGAAGCTGATGTCGTTGAGCGCCGCGACCACGCGGTCAGTCACCTTGCGCCGGTCGGTCTCGAGGGAAAAGAAGCCCACGCGCCACTCTCGCGCCATCCGCAGCGCCATTTGGAGGGCCAGCGCCGTCTTGCCGTCGCTCGGGTACCCGCCGATGATGACCACATCGCCCGGCTGCGTGTAGGTACCGGCGTCCACCTCGGCGAGACCGTAGCGAACGTACCGCACCGGGTCTTTGGCCGTCTGCCGCGCGGCGAAGTCTTGGATCATGTCCTCCATCGTGTAGGCCGTGATCTGCCGGCCGCCGCTCTGCTCCTGCTGGAGCTTCGCGGCCAGCTCGCGGCACTCTTGCGCCGTGCCGGCTGCGGCCACCTGCATCGCAAGATCCTGCATGCGCCGCATGCTGGCCTGCTCGGCCATAATGACGGCGTACTCGCGCCAGTTGGCACTGGTCGTCGTGATCTCAAGCAGCTGCGCAAGATACTCGCTCGACTCCTTACCGACCTTGTCGCGGATCGTCACCGGCGTCACCGGCTTTGCCCGCAAATACAGGTCGCGCGCCGCGCGGTAGATCTGCCGGTTGAACTCGATGCGGAAATCCTGCTCGCGGACGGCAAACAGCACGTCCTTGACGATCTCCGGCGCGGCGACCATCGCCCCGATGACCGCAGTCTCAGCTTCCAGCCCTGGGCGCGCCTTTGTCTCCTGCGCCATGCTCACACCCCCCAGCCGAGCGGCAGCGCTGCGCTGCCCTCCGTCCTGACTGCCGGAATCTCGTCCGGCTTGAGCTCGTAGACGGTAAGCCAGTTGCTCGTCGTGGCTTTATCCAGCAGCGCGAGCTTCATCTCGCGCCGCCCGCCGGACAGCTCGTCCAGCTTGCGGAGGATCCCGTTCAAAGCCCGCTCGGTCTTCACGGCTTTCTGCCGGTTCAGCTTGGCGCGGTTGTCGAGCAGCCCCATGATCGCCTCGTGCAGCTCGTCATCGCCACCGCAGTATTCCGCGACTCGCTTTTCCACATCCGCGGGGGTTATAGGGGTTTGGTTCTTTCTGTCTTTGGTTCTTTTAGTATTTATTTGGGTCGGAAAAACCGATGACGGTTTTTCCCGTTGTCGGGTTTCACCGTTGTCGGTGTTCTCCGACAACGGTGGCGCTTCGTCCTGCAAAACGTAGACGTTGCCTGCAAAATGGCCGTTTTCGTCATGCGTCTGCTCGCGGGTCAGGTACCCCACTTTCTCCAGTTTTTCGAGCAGTCTGCGGATGGTGTCTTTGCTCACGCCCACATAGGCCGCGAGGCCCTTGACCGAGTATTGCCACCCCTCCGGCAGCCCGACCATGATGGCCAGCAGCCCGCGCGCATCCAGCGGCAAACGCTTGTCCTCAATGGCGCTCTTGTAGAGCACCGTGAAGCGCTGCTTGCGGCCGGACTTGATCTGCCCCTCGCTCATGTCATCGCATGGCCGCGTGTCTTTTTCTTCTGCCATGTGCATCTCCTCCAATGATCTCGACAAAGTCTACAAACTTCGTCACCAACGTACCCACGCCGACGAATGTGAAAAAAATCGCCCATCCGCTCATCGTGCATACACCCCCTTTGACAAAACGGGGCTTGCATTTCCGCGTGAGTATGCTATACTGTTCTTGCAATCGTTTTCAGAGTTGAACCTCTGAGACACGGAACGCTTCGACGTGCCACCGTCGGGGCGTTCTTTTTTTGCGCCGTCAGCGTAGATGACCTGATAGGCCGCGGCGATGGTCTCGCGCAGCTCCTGCACGATGATGTCAAACTCTGACCGCTCCGTCTCGTCGATCACGCCGTCCTCGGCGATCCGCAGCAGTCCGTCGATGCAGTCCGCTGCGTCCCGCAGCCGGTTGGTCAGCGTGATCGTCGCCTGCGGCAGCGGCTTGGCCTCCACCTCCGGCAGCACGCCCAGCTGATCCGTCGCGCGGCTGTGCTCCAGCGCGAGCCACGGCAGGTCATAGACCTCCACCATCTTGGCGACCACGCTGTCCGGTGGCACGCGCCGCCCGCTCTCATATTGTTTCAGACTTTCCGCCGAAAGTCCAAGCCGTTCGGCTGCCTCTTCCTGCGATAATCGGGTAGCCTTTCGTGCCCTTTGGTATAAATTTGGGTATTCACGATGCATGGATATTTTCTCCTTTCTGTGCTATGGTGTTACCAGGTTGACATCCACCGTGCCAGCGGCACAATGGGAATGATGTACTTCCGCCCGACCTTCTTCGCGGGGAAGCTCTTGTCGTGGATCAGCGCGTCGCGGTCGACGCCGAGAAGTGCACAGCTCTGATCCATCGTCAGCACCTCCTGCCCCTCGTAGCGCTCGCGCAGCGCCTGCAGCTGGTCGCGGAAAGATTCTCGCTCTCGCGGCATGTTTACTCGCTCCTTTCATCTCGATAGAGGTCATTGATCGTGCACCCGAGCAGCTGCGCGATCTGCGGCAGCGTTTCGGACGACGGCGCGTTCACGCCGCGCTCCCAGGCGCTCACGGTCTGCACCGTCACGCGAAGATGCTTGGCAAGGTAGCTCTGGGAGACGCCCTTGCGCTCGCGCATCGCTTTGACATTCAGCTTCAGCAAAATATCGGCTCCTTTCTTCCTCTTGATTTTTTCGCCGTATCGTGATACTCTCTAAATTGTAAATTGATATCCGTCCAAACAAAAAAGAACGGGGGAGCGAGGACGAGTCGAACGCCCTTCTGGCAGTGGAGGAGACCATCCAAGTGATAGCCCAGGGAGAGAAACAGCAAGAGTACCCAATCATTTGCCGCGCACCGGCCGCTCCATATTCAATTCCTAAACTGTAAATTGATAATAAATCCGCGTTCGCGGAAAGTCAATACTATAATTCGCGTTTGCGGATTTTTTGTGAAAATACCCAAATTCTATATAAGAGGACAACGCAATGGATACCGAGCTTTTTGTGCAGAATGTAAAGATGTATTGCGCGATAAAGGGCGTCAAGCCAACAAATGCCTGTGCAGAAAGCGGAGCAGGAAAAAGTTTAATAAGTGATGTCACGAGCCGCGGACGTATCCCTTCTGTCGAACGACTTCAGTTGCTTGCAAAATACCTTGGCTGCACAGTTTCCGATCTGCTCGGCGAGCAGCCAAAAGCAAATAACAGCTCGCTTCCCAAAGAAAGCGAGCTGTTGCGTAAAATTACTGCCCTTTCTCCGGAGTACCGGGAAAAGGCGGAAGAATATCTGGACTTTTTGACAGGGCTTCAAGATAAGCAATAAAGAGGGCTCGATGCTCTGGCGTCAGGTGGCAAAACTTTTTCATCAGGCGTTGTAGATCAGGATCGCTGGTATGTAGCTGGTCGTGCATGGTTCGTCCTCCGTTCTTGTTTTTTGGCGTTCTTGCGCCTTGGACTCTATTGTTGCACGTTGGGAAGCAACATCCGCAATATTAAAAAATCGCCCTCCTCGCCTCTGCAACATCGAAGAGGGCGGCAGTTTGTAAAGGCATTTTGCCTTGCTGCACATCTATTGTATCAACCTGCGCTGTCGTATCCTGTCAAAAGCGCGGGAGTTTTTTTAATTTACGCAGAATAAATGAAAACGGTGCCCGAATAGGGCACCAGAGGGAGATCTTGCGATGAAAGAGTTAGAGGAGTACAGAGAATTTACTTATCCCGCAGAATTGCACAAAGCAGTCAATACGTTGCGTGGAATTGTTGCGGGAATTAGCTCAGACAGTGGCGTCAGCGGAAGTGAGATTACCGAATTGACCCATTGGTGCGAGCTCCACGCGCATCTGCGCGCATGGCATCCATTTTCCGAATTGCTCCCAGTTGTAGAAGAAGCCTTATCTGACGGCGTTGTAACATCGGACGAGGCAAAAGATATTTTATGGTTGTGCAATAACTTTACAGATAACAGCTCATATTATGATGCAACTACGTCCTCAATTCAATTTCTACAAGGCTTAATCCACGGAATCATGGCAGATGGCGAATTGAGTGATGAAGAAATTATTTCACTGAAAACATGGATTGATAACAACGATTTTTTGAATGGAACGTACCCGTTTGATGAAATTTGTTCTATGCTTTATGCAGTTCTTGAAGACGGGAAGATTGCCAAAGAAGAGCGCGAGCAGTTAATGGCATTCTTTAGCAATGTAATAGACTTTACTTCTTCCTATAACCTGTCTGAAAAAGATTTCTCAGATCTTCGAGATAAATACAGCGTAGCAGGTATTTGCGCCGCTTATCCCGAAATCATTTTCTCTGGGAAAAATTTTTGTTTTACCGGTGAATCTCATCGAGCCAAACGTTCTGAAATTGCAGATATTATAAAAAAACTCGGTGGGGCAATGCGTTCATCGGTTTCATCTAAGACGGACTATTTGATAGTTGGTAACGGCGGGAACCCGTGTTGGGCGTATGCTTGCTACGGTAGAAAAATCGAAGAGGCCGTTTCTCTCCGAAAAGAGGGCGGACATGTCGTAATTGTCAACGAGATTGATTTTTGGGACGCTGCTGACGACGCGTTAGCAGACATTGAGAAATAACTTTATGGCCAAGTATCCGAAATACTACGTCCGGCCGGACGGCTTGCACGAGACGATCATCCGCATCAACGGCAAGCGCAAGGCTTTCCGCGGCAAGACCGACCGCGAGGTCTGGGAGAAAGTCAAGGCCTTCGACCGCGCCGCCGCCGAGGCCGAGGCCCAGCAGGCAGCCGAAGAAGCGGCCACTTTTGCCGCCATCGCCGACCGTTGGTGGGATGAAATCGAGCCCACGCTCGAGCACAATTCCACCAAAAACTACCGCCCCGCCCTCAAGCGGGCAAAGGATGAGTTTGGTGGCCGTCAGGTCTCTGAGATCACCGCGCAGATGATTGACGCATACATCCGCGACTTTTCGGCTACCCACGCCCGCAAAACGGCTGCGACGCAGTTGCAGATCATCAGGCAGATTTTGCGCTTTGCCGTTGTGCAAGGCGCATTGCCATATAATCCGGCCGAGGCCTTGCGCCTGCCCAAAGGTCTGAAAGTGACCTACCGCATGCCGCCGGACGAAGACCAGGTCAAGCTCATCAAGACCCATGCCAAAGATACGCCCTTCGGCCTGTTTGCCGCGCTGATCTACTATACCGGCTGCCGCCGCGGCGAGGCGCTGGCCCTCACCGGCGCGGACATTGACCGCAAGGCAAAGCGGATCAACATCTCAAAGTCCGTATACTACGTCGGCAACCATGCGCAGATCAAGCAGCCTAAGACCGAAAAAGGCACCCGCGAGGTGCCGCTTTTGGACGCCCTCGACAAGCTGCTGCCGAAGCGGTTGCCAAAAGGCTACCTTTTTGCCGAGCCCAACGGCGAGCCCCTGACGGACGACCATTTTTTCGATGCGTACAAAAAATATCAACAGGAGACCGGCGTCACCGTCACCCCGCATCAGATCCGCCACGGCTACGCCACCGCTCTCTACGAGTGCGGTGTCGACTTTAAGACAATGCAGGCCCTCCTTGGCCACGCCCAGCTCTCGACGACAATGGACATCTATACCCACGTCCGTCAAAGCTCCCTCAAAGCCGCCGAGGAAAAAATGCAGGAGAATTTTTAATACCCTCCCGCATGAACACACCCGCGAACACAGAATCCGTTTTCCCCTTGCAATTCCAAGAATTAAATAGAGTTCGAATCTCTCCTGCTGCGCCAAAGCGAAAAGCCTTGGTATTACTGGGAAACCCAGTGATACTAAGGCTTTTTTGCGTTTTTTAGATGTCTTGTTATTGCCAGTTGCAACCAGTTATAACCGGTTGCATGAACACAGCTGTGAACACAGTCACGCGCCGCGATACATGTCTTGCAGGCGTCTGACGTCGGCCGCTTTCTCGATCTGCTTTTCGTGTAGATACTCGTAAAGGGACTTCATGCCCTCGGGCGGCTCGCCTTTCTCCTGCCGGTACTTCTGGATCACGGCCTCGATCTCTGCGTGCAGCATGGTCATGTGCCGCATCTCCTCGCCGGAAAGATCGTAAAACGTTTTCGCCAGCGCCGGGCGCTCATCTTTGTATTTCAGCGCGCATTTTGCGTATTTCTTCGCGTCCTCGATCTCCTCGTCGATCATCGTCGACAGTTTTTCAATGAGTTTCACTTGCTTCCTCACTTTCCGCAGGCGGTTTGGGAATTGCTTTTTTGATCTCAGTGATTGCCGCGTCGCCGATCTGGTTGCCGATGCTGCGCCCTGTGGGTGTGGCCACCATCGCGCCGAGCAGCATCCCGATCAAGAGCTGCACCATAGCGCACCTCTCAGATCCGCTGCACGCGCAGCGCCACATTATTGACCGTAGCAGCGGCACCGGTAAGCACCAGCGTCAGGGCAGACCCCGCCTCGCAGCAGACTTGGCGCACAAGCGCGGGAATGCTAAGATCGACCGTGCCGTTGGCAGCAGCAGTCTCGGACGCGGTCGCGCCGGGGATGGCGACGCCGTCCTTGTAGAGTGTAACGGTGACAGTGCCGGCAGCTGTAGGTGCGACGGTGATCGAGGCGTCGACATCATAATAACCAGCACCGGTGATGTTGACAGCGTTGCCGTTGAGCGCCACATCACAGCCGTAGCGGCGGATAAGGCTGCCAAGAGGGATGACGCCGTCGACCGCGACCGCGGTAGGCGTCTGCATGGCAGCGTAAAGAGCGGATTTACAAGACATTTTTTATTCTCCTTCCATAAAAAATAGGCGGGACGATTGCCCCGCCTGTTATACCCGGCCAGTAGGGGCCTACCATGTTCTCCGTATGGAGAATATGGTCTTAGAGGTTGACGCTGCCGTTGCAGCCGCAAGACGCAGGGATGATCTGGCCTGCGCTGGTCGAGGCCACTCCATACAGCGTGGGCTTGGTCAGCATGCGGCCTTCGATCGCGTCCAGACGGCGGTTAAAGCCGCAGCAGCAATCGGAGATCTTCGCCGCCAGGGCGTCCGTCTGCTCCTTGGTAAAGATGCCGTTCTTGAGGTTCTGATTCTCCATCTTGAGGTCGAAGATGGTCTCCTGCAAGCGCTGCTCGTAAATACGGCTGGCCTGGCTGGTGATGGCCTCGGTGCTGGCGTTGATCGCCATGCGCGTGTCGTTGCTCTGCTGCTCGATGAGATACTGCGTGCGGGCCGTATCGATGATCTCCTGCTTTTCGACCTCCCAGTTGCTCACGCGGTTGCAGCCGGTGTCATTGACGGGATACGGCATATTGCCGCGGCCAAAGCCGAAGCCGTTGCCAAAGCCGCCGAACAGCGCCGCAATAACGATGATGATAAACAGTACCGCGAGCCAGCTCATGCCGGTGCTCTGATCGTTGTTCATGGTGCATTCTCCTTTCCTCAAAAATTATTCCAACGGCTATTTCAACCGGGGGAATTTTGTTGAGCGTCCTGGTTTGCCCTTCTGTGGGGGCTGTGAGGCGTCCTGTGCGCCGCCAAGTATCTTGTTGGCATCAGAGCGCAGAGCTTCCGGCGTCGTGCCGAGAAGCCCGCACAGAGCCTTTGCCTGCATTGTACGCCCGTAGCGCGAATATAGGCTGTCGGCGATGCCTGGATCAATGCCAAGCCTGCGCGCCGTGTTCTGCACGCCCTCCAGCGTGTCAGCCGTCCCGCTGATCGCCTGCTCCGCTTTCGTTGCCGCGCCTTGCAGGTCTGCGGAGGGGAACATTTTCGACGCTGCCGCTATGATCTGCCTGAGATCCATTCTCTTTCAGCTCCTTTACTTGGGCCGACAGGCCCTTGATGACCTCGGCCATGTCGCTCATGGCCGACTGCATCTCGCTCATCAGTTGCTCCTGCGTCTTTGGTGGCGTGATGACACCGAGTTCGACGAGTTTGTCGTAATACTGCTGCGTCGTGCCTTCCAGCTCTGCGTAAGCGGCAGCCGTCTTCCCGATGAGCTGCTGGCGGTTGCCAAAATAGTCGGCCTGAAAAATATCTCCGCCGTCAATAACGCACATCATGCAGTTGCTGCCGCTATACCCGGCGATTGCAAACTGGTCCATCTCGCGCACCTCCTTTTTCTGCCTCAATGATAACGAAAAAGAGACCCCACAAAGAGCCTGAAAAGGGTCTTTGTAAGGTCTCTTCTTTATGTGTTTTTGATGCCGTCCGCGATCTTGCCGTATGCCCGGCGTCGCCGCGTCTTTACGTACTCCGGTGAGACGTGCAGCGTCTCCGCGACCTCAACGCGGCTTCTCCCGCGCACGTCGCATTCGATAAGGCAGTACGCCTCATCCGCCGGAAGCTCAAACGATAAGATATACGCCACGGCCCGCTTGGGGGCCATAGAGGAAAGCTGTGCTCTGATCTGCTTGTGCTGACTGTTCATGCCCGCGTAGGGCTTGCAGAGGCGCTTTCGCGTGGGCTTTCGCCGCCCGCTCCTTCCCGTGCCCGATTAGGACACCGTTATTTTGTCGCTCTCTGGATCATCGTCACGGCTTCCTGCCGTGTGATCAGCCCCTGCGGGGCGCTGCCGTCCGTGATGCCCGCCGCCTTTGCCGCCGCCCAGTCGCTCGCCGCCCACGTGGAGACGGTTTTCGTGCGCTGCTGCGCGAGCCATGCGTCCATCATCTTGTTAAACGTCGCCTGGTCCATATATTCCTCCATTTCCGGCGGGAGTTTGCCCGCCAAGATCATTGAGCCGGTATGTCTGAGGTGGTTATCCCACTGAAAATGGGGCTTGTCGGGGAATTTCTTCCAGTCACCGCCCCACGAAAAGCCGACCTGCTTGCCGATCTGCCCGCAGCGGGCGAAGAACGACGGATCGTCGTACTCATGTCCCTTGACGTTTTTGCAGATGTCAAACGCCAGCCCCGCCTTGACAGAGTGGAACGTCGGGCGCGTCGCGTTTTTCGACGCATAGCCCTTTGCGACCAAATCGCGCTGGTACTCGTCGTCGCGCACCGTCTCCGTCACGAGCACGGGAAGTCCCGCCTCTTTGCAGAGATCAAGAAAGATGACGCAGTTCGCGCGCACGTCCGCCCGCAGGTCGGCGATATCCCTACTGTGATACATCGCCATCACCCTTACTGTCGATCACGTCCTGCGTCTTCTGGCTCTGCGTGCCGAAGTAGAACGCAATGATAACCGCATAGATGGTCATAAAGTCCTGCGAGATGTTCCCCGTCACCGCCATATAGGCGAAAACGCCCGTCAGCACCAGCGTCACAAGGCTCTTGACGCTCAGCAGGTTTGCCAGTCTCTTATAAATCAGTTCCATTGCTTTTCTCCTTTCGTCCCGATAGTTTGTCCGCGATGGCGACGCCCGCCGTCATCACGTCTACAATGCCGCCTACGCCCAGCACATAGGGGAACATGGAATCCCATTGCCACCCCTTGACGCTGTAGAATACGACGGTATACACGATGAACACGCTCATAAACACGGCGACCGCGCATAGGATGCGGTTGCGCGTTTTGAGCTTCTTTGTGCGCTTCACGTCCTGACCTCCCATCCGTCGATCTCGGACTTGATCTTGTCGATAAAGCTGTTGCCGCCGAGCATCTTATATCCCTTGTAGAGATACAGAAAGTCTTCCAGCTCGTACTGACGAATGAATTTGTCCTCTTTGTGCCGGTAGTACGTGTGCAGCATATCGTGCCGCAGCTGACATTTCATCGCGTCCGTCAGCTTGTCAAAGCCGAGGATCCTGTTGCGCAGCGGCTTGATCAGCAGCGCCAGCGCGCCCAGAATGACCGTGATCTCCGAGCACACCGACGCAATCCTTGCCAAATCTCCCATATCCCGCTCCCTTTCTGCGGCCTTACACCGCCGTAAAATACTGCCCTACCAGCTCATGCGGCAGATACTGCAACACGATCTTCCCGCCCGCAGCTTCGCCGGTGCGCTCGCACAGGTACGTCTTGCCGTCCTCGCTGTCGAGGTAGTACTTGCCGTACTCGTACTCCATGCCGCGAGAAGCGGGAATGGGGTCATCCATTGTTCCCGCGTGCTCCACGTCGACCACGACCCACATAGCGGGC